AGTGAAAACAACTATAAAGATATTGATAATTTGATTTACAATACTCCTGATAAGATTATGGAGAATATTGAAAGCAGAAAAAATTTGATAAAAACTTTAAGTGAAAGTACTGAAGTTAAAACTGCAATACAATTACCAATAGAAACTTTAATTAATATTGCCAATAGAGAAATAAGTTCTTATATTGAAAATTTAGATGAAGATTCTAAAAGAGATTTATCTAAAGTATTGATGACTGAAGATGTGGAATTATCAAAAGAGTTTGAAGATTTAAAAGTAAAAACAATTCACTCTTTAAGTGGTATTAATGAATCTATGGATGATATCACAACAAAAAAATTACAGGAAACTATTAACCAAATTAAAGGTGAAGAGTTTTCTAAAATCAATTATGTAAGATTATACAATTTGTATAATAACATTAATTAATCTTTAGGTTTTTGAGATTCAACGTATTGAGCTTTTAATTTCTGAGCTCTACGTGTAACAGATGGTTTTTCATACTGAAGTCTTTCTCTCAACTTTTCATTTTGCTTGGTTTTAATTACCTTTCCTTTTAATTGTTTCAAGGCTTTTTCCAATGGAGTCTTTTCGTCTATTTTTACTTTTAACATATTATAGTAAATAATACAAAATTGGTGAAAATTTGACAATAGAATAAAATTAGATTATTTTTTTTCAAACAATAAACAATTTATACACATGATTATTAATGAAAAAAGGAAAAACATCACGAATTGTAGGATTCAACAATTCAAAAGTGAGTTATGGAACAGTTGATTCCAAAAACTTTAAATCAGTTTATCTTAATCTACAAAGTTGGGTTTCGCCAAAACAAAGTTACGACAATTGGGAAAGAATAGTATCAAATTTTAGTAGACAGATAAAACACACAATATTTGAAATATTAGACCCCACATTTTTTAAAGACAATTATATTGTTGATTTGGATTTAAGGACTAGCGGAATTGTTTATGGTAAGAAAAGTTTTATGAATTTGGAAATTACCTTATTCTTATCACAAGAAGTGGATTTCAAAGATACAATTCTTAAAGATAAATTAAAAAGAATTGCCAAAGAAATTTATATTGAAAACTTTAAAAAGAACGAGTATTTTGATTTTACACTATCTAAAAAGAGCAAAGAAGAAACATCTTAATATTTATTACTAAAACATACGTATGAAAATATTAGGACCTACCGACACAGGTAAAGGAATATTGATTGAAATGGATGCAGGATATGTGTCACCATCTCATGAATTTAACAAAAAGATGCTTGAAGAAAATCACAAGAATTTCTTGGATTATTCAAAACCTTTTGAATTCTATGCCGTACTTCAAAAATACAACACACCAAACCGTAATGGTAGAGTGTACCCTGAAAGAATCTTAAAACGTGAATCTGACAATTATAAAAAGATGATTGAAAAAGGGACATCTCTTTCAGAATTAAATCACCCTGAATCATCATTAATTGACCTTGACCGTGTGTCTCACATCATTAATGATATATGGTGGGACGGACATATCCTTATGGGTAAGTTACGTCTTCTAACATCACCAGGATTCCATGAAAGAGGTATTGTATCTACAAAGGGTGACCAAGCAGCAAACTTGTTAAGACAAGGTGTTACTTTGGGTATATCTTCACGTGGGGTTGGTTCTTTAAAAAAGAACGGTGAACAAAATGAAGTACAGGATGATTTTGAATTAATCTGTTTTGATTTGGTATCTTCACCATCTACACCTGGAGCATATCTTTTTACAAATCCTGATGATAGAAGTAAATTTGAAGAAAATTTGGAAGAAGAAAAAGTTTCAAGAATGTCTCCAATAGAACAAGATAGTGGAACAAAAATGAATCGCTCTATTGACTTATTGAAAAAATTAAACCATTATTTGGACAGATAATTTAAAAAACATGGACGAAAAATATTTTGTAGCAAAAGTACAGTACGATTTACCTGATGAAAACACAGGTAAATTAAAGAAAATCCGAGAGGAAAAATTGGTTAAAGGTTACTCTGTAACTGATGTTGAAGCCAAGGTAACATCCCGATATACGGGGTTTCAACATGATTGGAGAATCACAGCAGTCTCCGAAAGTAAAATAGACGAAGTTATTGAAGATTAATAAAAACCCCTCCTAACCGAGGGGTTTTTTATTTATTTAGGGTTTTTACTAACCCCAAATAGAATTTTTTGACATATGGATATATTTATATGTTAAATTATTCTATAATAATATGACAGATAAAAAGTCGTTAGTTGAGGAAGCACTACTACAAATGAAAAATTTGGAACAAGTAGTTGCCGAAAATGCAAAAGGAATACTTGCTTCTACTATGAAGGAAGAAATCTCAGAATTAGTAAAAGAGTCTTTGAAAAATGAGACTGAAAAAGAATCAAAAGAAGTTGAAATGGATGAACAATCAGAAGATGATTTAGACATGGATATTGATATGGATTCTGATGATGAAGACATGGATGATGTTGAAATGGACATTGATATGGATTCTGACGATGATGAATCGGAAGATGAATTTGATATGGACTTTGATATGGATTCTGAAGATACACTACCAATTGACCTTACAAATGCGTCTGATGATGAAATCTTAAAGGTTTTCAAATCTATGAGTGATGAAGATGGTATCATTGTTAAACAAGATGGTAACCACATTACTTTAAACGATGAAGATGAAGATGTTGAATACATTATTCAAACTGAAAGTATGGACGAAGTTGAAATGGAAGAAGAGTACATGGAAGAAGAACAAATGGATGAAGATGAATTATCTAACGATGATTTAGAATCTATGATGGCTGACATTTTTGGTAAAGAACAAATGGACGAAGTTGAAATGGAAGAAGAGTACATGGATGAAGAACAAATGGACGAAGTAGTGTATGAAATAGAAATGGAAGAACAAGAAGACGATGACGATGAAGATGAGGATGAAGATGAAGATGAGGATGAAAACATGTCTGAAGGTAAAATGACAATTAAACCAGTTATGGGTAAATTAACAAAATCCTCTTTAAGTAATAAAGCTAAAAAAATGGAAACTAAAGAAGGGTCAATGATGAGTAAACCTGTAGTAGGTAAAGGTGTTAAAACTGGAAGTGCTAAATTTGAATATAAAGAAGGTAGAAAAATGGAAACCAAAGAAGCTGCTATTGAACCAAAAGGTAAGGCTAAAGGAGTTGGTATGAATTTAAAACCTAAGAAGTTTGAATACACTGAAGCAGAAATGGGAGAAAACTATGGTTCTAAAAAACACGAATACAAACGTAAGGATGTTGATGGTGTTGAAAAGAAAGCTGGTGAAAAAGGTGGTCATTACAAAGATTACGAAAAAGAGGAAACTAAAGAAGCTGCTAGAACATTAGGTAATGGAACTAGAAATTACGCTGAAAGAAAAGGTTTACCTAAAATGAAAGTAATTCCAAATCAAGCTCTTGCTGAAGAAGTTGAAAGATTGAGAGAGAAGAATGAAGAATACAGAAAAGCACTTAATATTTTCAGAGAAAAATTAAATGAAGTTGCTGTGTTTAATTCAAACTTGGCTTACGCAACAAGATTGTTCACAGAACATACAACAACAAAACAAGAGAAGATTAATATCTTAAGAAGATTTGATGATGTTGAATCATTAAAAGAATCAAAATCATTGTATTCATCAATTAAAAATGAATTAAATACAACGACTCAAAACGTAGTTACAGAATCTATGGAAAAAATTGGTAAATCACCAGCATCAGGTTCTTCACAAAACTTAATTGAGTCAAAAACTTATGAAAATCCACAATTCTTAAGAATGAAGGATATCATGCAAAAAATACAAAAATAAAAATAAATAAAACTTAAAAACAAAAAAAATACTAAAATGGGTGCATTATTAGAAAGCGGTCTTGTTGGTAACATTGGTTTAAAACACCTTAAGGTTATCAAAGAAGACACAATCAACAAATGGGATAAACTTGGCTTTTTGGAAGGTTTAAAAGGTCACATGAAAGAAAACGTAGCTCAGTTATACGAAAACCAAGCTTCTTTCTTAATCAATGAGGCTTCTTCAACTTCTGATAGCGGTTCTTTTGAAACAGTTGTTTTCCCAATCGTGAGAAGAGTATTCTCTAAATTATTAGCTAACGACATCGTGTCTGTACAAGCAATGAACTTACCAATCGGTAAATTGTTCTACTTTGTACCTAAAATTCAAGGTTATTCTGGTGGTACATCAACAGATGGTTTGTTTGGTGGTTCAGGAACTCACTACGCTCCTATCGGTTCTCCAGGAAACTACCCAGGTAATCCTGATGCTGGATACACTTCAGGTGATGGTACATTTAACCCAATCTATAACAAAGATTTGTATGATTTATTCTACGAAGGTAACGAAGCTGGATTAAATCCTCCTGGTTTGTTTGACTATTCAAAAGGTCAGTGGACTGCTATTACAGCAAATACTGTAACTTACGCTTGGTCTAACGCTGGTGTTTTATTACCTGCAGCATACCCTGAAGATAACTATAGAAAAGTTATCATTGTTATGAGTGGATTCTCTAACGCAGGTGCTGGTCAATTGATTGGTCCTAACGGTAATACTATGGATACTGAAGAATTCTTGTCAGGTTTGAACATCTTAGGTGTTTCAACTAACCAATTTACTTCAGCAAACACAACTAACCCTTATTTATTCAGAGTTGTTACTCAAAGATATGGTAAAGGTATTGTTCAATACGGAAGTCAAGTAAATACTACTTTCCCAGTAAACAAAAATTCAGGTGGTTCTTACTACAACGTATGTGACGCTAATGGATTTATTTTCTTGGAAATTGATTTACAAGCTCCTGTTTGTATTACTTGTGGTGATTCATCTATGGATGGTTACACAGGTTCTACTTTCTCATCTGATACAACTACTAACGATGCGTTCTTAGCTATCTACAGATTGTATAAAGAATTGGAATTTGAAGACCAAATTGGTGAAGTTTCTTTTGACCTTGAGTCAGTAACTGTTTCTGTAACAGAAAGAAAATTAAGA